GAAATAGGAACAATCAGGTTTTACCCTGACTGCGGAGCTGTTGAAAAAACAATGACCGCCGCCGAAATTAACCTGACGATATATACAAGTGAGGAATATTAACCATGAGTGAAAACACACAATTGATTAAGAAACACTTAATCCGCCCATTCCTGAACAAAGGAACATCGGCAGTGCCTGACTGGGTGCAGATTAAGAAGGCTACGGAATTCACACGCGCAATGAATCCGCAGACAGAGGAACGCGACTACATCGCAGACGAACACCCAACAACAGAGGTTATGGACTACAAGCCATCGGAAAACCTTTCGATCACAATGTACAAAGGTGAACCAGACTTCGAGTTGTTCTACGACCTTTACAAGAAGCGTGCAATCGGTTCAGAAGCACAGAAAGAATTCCTTCTGGTAAACATCTTTGACAGCGTAACAGTTGAAGAAAGCGGCGACGACGTAACTTACTACTACGCTGAAAAGACAAACGCCAGCGTAACAGTTGAAGAGCTGAACGCTACTGGAAAAACGCTGTCTTGTAACGTTTACGAAAACGGCACACCGGTAAAAGGTTATGTTACCATCGCAAATGGTGTTCCGACATTTACTGAAGGCGACATGCCATCGTCTTAATGCGTGCGTAAATGATTGATTTAAGCCGTGTAATAGACTTGCCGGATTCTGTTATAGTTTCCGGCAAGTCTTATCGCATTAACACAGATTATCAGTTTTTCATTCTTTTTTCGCAGATGGCAAAACATCCGCACAGATACGAAGAGTATAACTATTTATACAAAGGCGCTATTCCGCAGGACCTGAAAGCAGGTTTTGAAGCAATAAAAGACTTTGCACAACCGCCGCGGGAAATTCCGCGCGACATCGGTGACGAGCCAGACGCAATTCTTCTTGATTATGAAATAGACGCTGACTTGATTTATTCCGCTTTCTGGCAACGCTACGGAATAGACCTTAAAAAAAGAAACTTGCACTTGCACTGGTACAAGTTTCAAGCGTTGCTTACGGGGCTGACCGATACAAAACTTAATAAAGTAATGGAATATCGGGCATACGTTCCAAAAGAAAGCGACAACAAGGAATATAAAAAATATATGCTTCAAATGAAAGCAATGTGGCAGATTGAAAAGGAATATTCCGACGAAGAAAAAGCCGCAATCGCTGCGTTTGATTCACAGTTGAAACAATAGCGGGGTTTTAAATGGCTAAGCAAGTAAATACAAAAATCGGCGTTGATTCTAAAGAAGCGCAAACCAAAATTGACAAACTAACCGCAAGTTTTAATAAATTAGGAAAAGAAGCAAAAAACGATTCTATTTCAAAGCTTGGTAATTCATGGAAACGCACAACAAGCACAATTAAAGGCGCCGGACTTGGTGCCGTTATTGCTGCCGAAGTAAAACTTCTTAAACAGGAATTGCAGGCAATTAAAGACACTGCCGAAGCTTTCAACGTTCAGTTAAAGGCAGAAACAAAACTTGCACAGGCAGCAAAGAACAATCCATATATGGACGGTACAGGCGTTAAACGCCTTGAAGAGTTTGCGGGGCAATTACAGTCTATTTCAGATTATGGCGACGAAGAACTTATTCCAATGATGACCGAACTTGTGGCTTCTGGAAGAACAGAAGCACAGGTTATGGATATAATGAGCGCTTCAATTGATGTAGCCGCCGGAAGTGGCAAAAGCTTGCAAAGCGTTATTGATATGCTTAACAAGTCTTATACAGGCGAAGCGGGAAACCTTTCGACTTTATCAGCTGAAACAAAGAACCTGACAAAAGAACAGCTTCAAAACGGCGAAGCTGTAAGGATTCTTGCAGAGCAATACAAAGGAATTTCAGAAGAAGCCACCAAAGCAACCGGAAGCGCAAAGCAACTGGCAATGGCACAAGGCGACCTTGCCGAAAGCTGGGGAAAGATTACAAAACCCGCTTACGATTCATGGAATAACTTCTGGTTACGACAGACAAAGAAAGCGCAGGAGTTCGCAGAGGGCGTAAACAAAGCGCTTGAAAAAGCTTCTCAAAACTGGGTTATCGGTGGCGGTTATCGTTCAAACAAAGAGTTTGTAAAAAATACGCTTGCGGAAGCAAAAGACGCCGACAAAGACGGAAACCGCCGTTTATACCTTGAAGACGTTGCCGGCGCACAGAATAACGAAGCACTTGGAAACGCTATCAACTATCTTTCTAATCTCAAAAAGCGCAAGGCAGAAGAAACAGAGCTTTTAAACATCCTGAAAGAAGAGCAGAGCTGGCGACAAAAGAAAGCTGAAAACGAACAGGCAGACGCAAAAGCAGCGCAGGAAGCCGCAACAATGACAACAAAACAGTTGCGCGAACGTCTGGAAACATTGCGAAACGCTGCAACACTTGAAAAGGCAGATTATAAACTGCAATACGCCGTAAGAACAGAGCTTGAAAAGCGCGAAGCCGAAGAAGCCGCCATTCAAAGCGAACTGTTAGACAAATACAATGAATCAGTGACCGCCCAGGAAAAAGAACTTGCAATTCGTAAGCAGGCAGGTGAACAAATCACCCAGGAAGACGAACTGCGCAAAATGCTTAACACAAAACTTGAAGCATACGTTAAGTTTATTAAAGACGGCGGAGACACAACAAGCGCCGCCGCCGTAAAAATCCGGGCTGAAATAAAGAAAATGAGCGCTGATCTTGCTACTATGGAAGAAGCGGAGAAAGCACGCCTTGAGGCCGAAAAGGAAGAAGAAAGACGGGTAAAGGCAATTAAAGACCAGCTTGACGCAATGAACGACAAAGTTCTTAAACTCAAAGAAAGTGCAAACGAGCTTATAAACGGCCCGCAGGAAGTGAAACTTTCTGACACAATCCAGCAGACAATCGACGCGCTGGAAGTTGAAGCCGAAGCACTGGACCACGAAAGCGCAGCTTATGCCGACTACATCGAAAAACTGAAAGAGCTTAAAGAACTTCTTCCACAGGTTCAGGAAGCAGAAGAAAAAGCCGCACAGGGCCACGGACGAACAATCGACAATGTAAATTCTGTTATGTCTCAAATCACCGACAGCATGCAGAGTTTGACTAATTCTATAAGCCAAATTTCACAAACTGCATTGAGCGAAGCAAACAGACAATACGACAAAGACGCAAAAGCCCTTGAATTGCAGCTTGATAAAGACATCATTACTTATGATGAATACTTAGAGAAAAAAGACCAGCTCGACAAAGAAGCCGCCCAGAAGGAATACAAAATCAAAATGGCAGAATGGAGCATGAATCTTGCAATGGCAACCGCACAGGCAGCGCAAGCCGTTGTTAATGCCCTTGCTTCTGGAACGCCACCAGTAAACATGATAAACGCAACAACTGCGGGGCTTTTGGGTGCTGCACAGCTCATAGCCATTGCAGGCGCAAAACCGCGGGCACCTTCTTTTAGTACAGGTGGATTTTTGACCGGTAATTCATATCACGGCGACAAAATCGCATTTAATGGAAACGCCGGAGAAGCAATCCTGAATCCAGCTGAACAGCGGGCATTTTTGGACCTTGCAAACGGTGAAGGTGGAAAAGGCGTTGTAGTAAATATGCCGGTAAATATCGAAAACAACGCAGGCGACGCCGTGCAGGTTTCCGCAATGCAGCAAGACCGACAAATTAAAATTACAGTCGATAAAATTGTTAATTCTACAATGCAGTCGGGCGGATATAACAACGCTTTGCAATCTGCAAACGCAAGCATGAAGGGGGCGCGGTACTTATGACATACGTTGAATGGCCATACACAGTAAATACAAAGTTTTTCAAAGGCACTGGAAAGCCGGAAGAAAACACAACTACGACAGAATATGCCAGCGGGCGAAAAATTTCCATCCTGAAAAATACCCGCTTTGTGTTTGACTTCAAATGCAGTTTAGGAGTAACAAACACAGAGCGCACCGCTTTTTGGAACTGGTTCACAGACACGCTGGGCGGATGTGCCGGAAACTTTCATTGTGCAGCACTTAAACGAACGCCAACTTCAACAGAGTATTTTCGTTTTAAGACAATCCCGGATGAAAGCGAAGGGCAGAAAAACAGGGTTTTAAGCTTGGAAATTGAAGAGGTTTACTAATGCAGTTAAACGAATACCAGATTTTTAACAGATACTTCAACGGCGGAGCTTATGCACTGCCCTTTCTTTTAAAGTTTTCTTGCCCTGGATGTTCAACACTTTATTTTGTGAACAACACCGAAAGCATAGAGTTTGAAGGCAATATTTATCATCACGCAAGTTTTGAATATGCCCCGCCGGATTCAAACGGAAAAGGCGCAAATCTTCGC